ATCTCGGCTATCACTCCGGCCTGCCAAAAGCCGAACGTCTCGCGCTGATGAAGCAAGCCGCGAAGATGCGCGCAGATGTAGAGAAGTCCAGGGGCCGCCTCCCCAATGGAAACCACGGAACTGGTGCCCCAGACGCGACGGACGGCGAGGGCTATCCAGCGAGTGAATCCCAGAATGGTTCTGCCCTCGCCGCCTGTCTGCCGATCATCGTCAACACCATACAATCGCGCGCCGGATGGGACGCATTGCGCGCTGATGCCGAGCGGCGGATGCGCGAGATCGCCAGATCACTGCCGGTATGGCCGCGCTGCGAAACCATCGCCGGCTTTGGTGATCTTGGGCTCGCCTGCATCATTGCCGAGGCTGGCAACGATCTAGGTGCGTATCCGCACTATTACCACCTGTGGAAGCGCCTCGGCCTCGCACCATTCAAGGGCAAGGCTATGTCGTCATTCCGGGGTAACGAACTCAGCAAAGTCGAGTGGTCGGCGCTCGGCTACAGCCCGATGCGCCGCGGGCGGATGGCTGGTGATGTCGGCAGCGCGCTGTTCTTCGCCAAAGGGCGCAACGAGTATGGCGCTGTCTACGCCGATCGGCGTGAACGCACAGCGCTGACCCATCCGGACTGGACGCCGGCGCACAGCGACGCTGACGCGCGTCGGATCATGCTCAAGGCGTTAGTCGCCGATCTATGGCGCTGGTGGCGGGAAGCCGCTGCCGTGGCGCTGGAGGTAGCAGCGTGAGTATCGGGGCCGACCATGATGTGGAGACCAAGCTGCTCGTGCCACGGTCCTGGCGGGTGGAGGGGGCCGATAGGCGTGTGCATCCCACATGGCTCATGCCCTTTCCGGCCGCTGGCGGGGCCTATGTAGTCGTGAAATCCATGCAAGGCGTGCCCCGCAACCCGCAGGCGAGGGGGCTGGTTTGGTTATGAACCCCGTGAAACTGTTGCCCCTTTCGCTTGCGGGGACTCTATCCACAGGTCACAATACAGAACGGCCCGGCGGGAACCGGGCCGAAACTGTAACTGTAACCAACGGCCGGGGTCGGCCGCGATGAGGGGTAAAGTGCATCCCCCTTCTAGCGCGCCACCCCCTGCCGCACAAGGGGAGACTGTGCCCGCTATGGCCTGCGCCTATGCCCTCGCCGCCGAACTGGCCAACCCAGTCGCCCGCGGCTACCTCACCCTCACCACAGCCCACACCGAGATGCTCCTCAGCACCGTCCGTGCCGAGCGCTTAGGCGAACTCGGGCCATACAAGGCCACCGACGTGTTCCGCCTCCAGAAACACATCCTCGGGCTGCATCTAGAGCGCCTGGAAACCCAGCAGGCCGTCACGGCTATGCGCATACGCAGCCGCATCAAGCCCCTGCTCGCCCTGCGCCAGCCGCGCAACAAGGTGTTGGCCGAGGCCCACGGCGTAAATGGCGCTGATGGATTCCCGTTCGATGAACCCGACGTGACCATCAGCGCCGATCGCCAGGCATTCTATGCCGGGAGGCAGCGACATGGTTGACGTCTCCCAGATGGGGCCGGCTGAGCTCGCAGCCCACATGGCCAAGATGCAGGTGGTCGAGGAACTCAACGAGGTCACCGCCCGCTTCAGGCTTTTGCCCGGCGGTAAAGACGACGGAGGGGGGGCGCCTCCTCGTGGCAACGGCAAGCTGGCGCTGCGTCCGGCCAGGCTACCCAATCCCGAAACGCTGCTGCCCCGCCAGTGGCTCTATGGCACCCAACTCATCCGGGGCTTTGTTACCGTCCTCGTCGCCCCAGGCGGCACCGGCAAATCCGCCTACGCCATGGCCGTCGGCATCGCCCTCGCCGCACACCGATCCTTCCTCGGCGATTACATCTTCGCCCCCGTCAACGTCGCCGTCATCAACCTCGACGACCCCATGGACGAGCTCGAACGCCGCGTCGCCGCCGTCATGCTTGCCCATAAGATCCGCCGCGAAGACCTTGATGGAAAGCTATTCCTCGAGGACTGCGACGGCCATGGCCTCACCCTCGCCGCTCCCGCCAGGGACGACAATGGATTCTATGTCGCCAATCCCGACGAGCAGGCCCTTGTCGCCCTAATCCGCGAGAACAGCATCGGCGTCATCGTCTGCGATCCATTCGCCGAGAGCCACACTCTCGAGGAGAACTCTAACCCTCAGATGATCCAGGCAGCCGCCGTCTGGCGACGCATCGCCCGCGCCACCAACTGCGCCGTGCTCCTCGTCCACCATGTCCGCAAAGGTGACGCCACCGGCATCGACGCCGCTCGTGGCGCTAAGGCCCTCTCCGATAGCGCCCGCGTCGGCCTGCTGATGACCACCATGTCGGCGTTCGAGGCCGAGGAGTTCGGCATCCACGATGACGACCGCCTAACCTACGTCCGCCTCGACGACGCCAAGCGCAACATGGCACCAGCCGCCAAAGCCCGGTGGTTTCAGCTTCGTTCCATCAAGCTCGGCAATACCTTCGACCCGATGTACCCAAACGGCGACAGCGTCGGCGCCATCGTCCCGTGGCAGCCACCAGATAACGAACTCGCCACCGCACCCACCAACGAACTCAATACCGCCCTCGATGCCATCAAGGCAGGGCCGGAGCCCGGCGTACTCTATACCCCCTCCAAGCGCGGCCAGTCGTCCGACCGCTGGTGCGGCAACGTCCTCTGCGAAATGTTCAGCGTCACCGAGAAACAGGCCGCCAAGATGATCAACGACTGGATCAAGTCCGGCCTGCTCTACGTGACGCAGTACCGCCACCCGAAATTCCGCAAAAATATCCCCGGCATCACCGTCAACGACGCCCACAGACCGACATGAAGCGCGCCAATTCACCATCACGAATCGGCTTTTTTGGCGCGCGAATTGGCGCGCGGAGGGCGAGGTGCGCCAATTCAGGCCCCAAAGGGCCTGTTAAATTGGCGCAACACCCTCCGTCCGAAGCGGAATTGGCGCAAAATCGCAGGTATTTAGCGCGCGAATTGGCGCACTTACCCTATGCTTGACGCCGCACCACCATGCCGGTTAGAAACCCACGAGCCCGTGAGCCGCGACCACCTCGGGTGCTACGGCAATTCCAACCGTATCGGCTGGATCGTCGCCCAAACTCACCCACAAGCCGAGTTCTGGGCCGAGGCCAATCTTCAACGCCGCGGATATCTCGTCTTCCTCCCCCTCTACGCCACCAAACGCCGCGACGGGCGAACCGCCCACACCACTAGCATCCTCGCCCCGCTCTTCAGTGGTTACTTGTTCGTACGCTACGATAGCAGCGAGCCACGCCGGCCAATCCGCGAGACACCAGGCGTGCGGGACGTCATCCGATGCGGGGCGGAAGTGCAGTGGGTCAACGCGGGCGCTGTGGAGGCGCTACAGGCCGGTGAGGCCGTCCGCCGCGTCCTGACCCCTACCAAAGCCGCATGGCGCCCTGGAGCCGCCTGTACGTTGGCACAAGGCCCTTTCGCCGGACTACCCGCCGTCGTCACCTCTCAACACCACGACGAAGCAACCATCACCGTCATGTTCCTCGGGCACCTCCGCACCGTCCGAGTCCCTCTCGATGCCCTCGCACCACGAGGAGAAAACTGATGCCAGCCGGCGAGAACCCGGATCGCGAACTCCTCCTCAAACTCGCCGAAGCCATGGTCGAAGTCCTCGGCAACCTGTTCGATGGCCGCATCCTCTCAGACGACCAGGAAATCGCAGCACTCAGACTCGAAATCGGCTACCGTAGGCAGCAACTGCTCGGCGCATTCGACCACGCCAACGGAGACAAATGATGCCAGCCATCTTGGACAAAGCGGTGAGTAAGATTCGGGCTCGCGGCGTCAAGGAAAGCTCCGCCTATCCAATCGCAGTTGCGAGCCTCCAGCGAGCCGGAGACCTCAAGAAAGGCTCCCTTGCTGCAACCGCGAAGGGAACCAAGCGCGGTGCCATGACAGCTAAACAACGCGCCGCAACCCGTTGACTGCGTTTCTGGCCATGCGACAGCGTCTTGAAAAAGAACACTGGTGAATCATGCCGGGACACGGTGGCAGGCGTCACGGCGCCGGTCGCAAGCCCGGAGTGCCCAATAAACTCAGCTCCGATGTCAAGGCAATGATCCTCGGCGCCCTCGAGGATGCTGGTGGCCGTGAATATCTTCTGGCGCGGGCAATTGACAACCCAGCCGCGTTCCTCACGCTCGTCGGCAAGGTGCTACCGCTGCAACTCGCCGGCGATCCAGACCATCCAGTGCAGTTCGTCGTTCGTGGCCCATCACCCGTTGAAAGCGCCAGCGATTGGCTGCGGCTTCATGCACCGCAAACCATCGACGCTGATGAGAACGACTGAGCATCGCGCGCACCTGTTAAGGGTATATTTATGGGTAATGAGGCGAATGGTCGTGCGGAGCATCAGTAAATACAGGTGTTTCCTACCGTTCGCAGCCAGATGTAATAGCTACCAATGACTCTGACACTCACCATCGAACCGGAAATACAAACCGTCTGGGAACCACAGAATGGCCCTCAATCGGCGTTCGTGAATTGCCCGATCTTCGAAGTGCTGTTCGGTGGGGCCAGAGGCGGAGGTAAGACGGACGGCGTACTTGGCGATTGGGTTCTACACGCTGCTGATCACGGCCAAAATGCTATCGGCTTAATGGTTCGCCGCACGCGCGTAGAGTTGGACGAGACTTTCGAACGCGCTCGCGACCTCTACAGCAAGATCGGCGCGCATGCGACATACAGCCCGCGACGCTTTGTGTTTCCGAATGGCGCTCGCATCACCTACGCCTATCTTGAGCGCGACAGCGACGCAGAGACCTATCAAGGCGCCTCATACACCCGTGTATACGTCGAGGAGGCCGGCAACTTCCCTTCGCCAACGCCGATTATGAAGCTGATGGCGACGCTGCGCAGCGGAGCTGGCGTGCCGGTTGGCATGCGGCTGACAGGCAATCCCGGCGGTCCCGGCCATCAATGGCTGCGTTCGCGCTACATCGATCCAGCGCCCATGGGATGGAAAGTGCTGACGGATGACACAGGGCTCGAGCGCATCTACATCCCGAGCCGCGTGGGAGACAATAGGTTTCTCGGCGCAGATTATGTGCAACGTCTGCGTGCGTCTGGGTCACCTGAACTGGTGCGAGCCTGGCTTGAGGGGGACTGGTCGGTCGTCAGCGGCGCATTCTTCCCTGAGTTTGAAATGTCCCGACACGTTATCGCACCGAGGGCTTTACCAGAGCATTGGGCGCGCTTCCGCAGCTTTGACTGGGGATCGGCGCGGCCGTTCGCCTGCCACTGGTGGGCGGTGTCTGATGGCAGCCTCCACGACATCGCCCGCGGTGCACTGGTCAACTACCGCGAGTGGTACGGCATGCGGCCAGGCGAGCCCAACGTCGGGCTGCGCATGACGGCCGAGGCAATAGCCGCTGGCATTAAATCCCGCGAGGTTGATGACCCAGCGCCTATGACAGGCGTTGCTGACCCCGCCATGTTCGCCGAGGACGGCGGGCCATCCATTGCGCAACGTATGATTGGCTGCGGCGTTATCTTCCGGCCGGCGGACAACAAGCGCGTCGCGGGCCGTGGCGCGATGGGTGGCTGGGACCAGGTGCGGGCCAGGCTCGAGGGCGACGCCGACGGCAAGCCGATGCTGCTGCTGTTCTCCACCAGCCGTGATCTGATCCGCACACTGCCGGCGCTACAGCACGACGACGCACGGCCAGAGGACGTAGACAGCGACATGGAGGACCACGCGCCGGACAGCGCTCGCTACGCCTGCATGTCGCGGCCGTTCGTGCGCGATGCGGTCAAGCCGGTCGTCGTTGACACCTGGACGAGGGCGTTTGAGCGTGCTGGCTCCGGCGGCGAGCCGGCAGGGTGGCGTGTAGCGTGACACCAGAGGAAGCATTTCAGGAGACTGTCGCCAAATGGGAGGAGCGGCTGTTTACCGACACCCGCCAGGGCAGAAGTCTGTTCGCGCACGGTGCAGCATTCGTGCTGAAACGATTGCAGGATGATCTTACGGAGGAGGGGTGGGAACAAGTGCGCGCCGAGATGGCGGAATTTTGCGAGACGTATCGTGTCGAGAGTGAGCGTCAAAGGAACCGTCCCCAGATGGTGAAGATACGCGAGGCGTTGGCTCGCGGCGAATGGCCCAAGTGGGATGATGAGCCGCAATGACCGACCAGGATATGGCGTTCGCGATTGCGCAGTGGTGCAGTGGTATCACGCAAAAGGAAATCGCCGGGCACTTCGGGTACAAGGACAGCTCGTCAATTAGCAGTGGGATTGATAACTTTGTTTGGAAGTACCACCGCATCCCGCACAATGGCGGCGGGAATATAAACCGCAAGGCATTGGCTAAGATCGCGTTCTATCACTTCATGGCGCAGCGTGAGGCCGCATGACCGACTACACGCGGCTGAGCGGAGCGGAGTTCCAGCGGGCGGTGGGCGCTGATCCAGAGAAATGGGCCGAGGCGTTCCGGCAGCGGGAGTTGCCAAACATCGACATCGACACGGACGAGATAGCCGCTTGGTTCCGCGATGCGATGGAGGCTGCGGTCAAGGCGGCGAAGCCCGGTCTGTCCGATTAGCCTCTGAGACGTGGTCTGTTAGCGCGCGGTGTTAGCGGAAAGCCCAGCAAATCGGGGTATCGCGAACGCTCGATCGGACGTCCTGTTGGGGCAAGGTCAAATGACGCACCTGATTGCCATCACCTGCCCGTCCTGCGGTAAGCCGCGCATCTGGGGCCGCGTCTGCGGGCACTGCGGAGCGCCGTGATCTGGTGGCTGCTGCTTGGCCTGGTGGTGGGCGTGCTGATCGGGCACCTCGGGACGATGGCCTACATCGCGCGGCGCTGGCCGTGGGGGCGATAACGCTGTGACGATCCGGCTACTGACGGGTGACGCTAGGGACGTGCTGCCGACGTTGGCGGATGCGTCGGTGCACTGCGTGGTAACGAGCCCGCCGTATTACGGCCTGCGCGATTACGGCACGGCGCTGTGGGATGGCGGGGATGCGGCGTGTCAGCACAGCGTTGCCAGGATCAGCGAGCGTAGCCGTGTGCAGCACGATGTCTATGCGCCGCCGAGTGGCTGGACGAACCGCGATGCAACGCCGCCAAGGGTGTGCTCATGCGGTGCGCGGCGCATCGACGCCCAGATCGGCCTGGAGCCAACGCCGGACGCCTACCTTGCGGCGATGGTGGCAGTGTTTCGCGAGGTGCGGCGCGTGCTGCGCGACGATGGCACGTGCTGGGTGAATATGGGGGATAGCTACGCGAGCGGCGAAGTAGGGCGGCACGACCACAAGCAAGCGGCAGGCATCTGCGTGGGTGATGCGGCGGCGGGCCGCAGCTTCATCGGGAATGGAATGGGCGCTCGTGAGCAGCGCGCGTTATCAACTGGGTTGCCGGCAAAGAACCTCCTGCTGATGCCGGCGCGGCTGGCGCTGGCGTTGCAGGCGGACGGGTGGTGGGTGCGGTCGGACATTATCTGGGCGAAGCCGAACCCGATGCCGGAGAGCTGCCGCGATAGGCCGACGTCAGCGCATGAGCATGTGTTTCTGCTGACGAAGCGAAGCCGCTACTACTATGACAGCGACGCTGTGCGTGAGGAGGCGATTAACGAGGGTCGCGTGGTGTCCTATGACGGCACGCAGAAGAACACGGGCCACGAGAACCGCACATATCCTGGCGCTAAGCCTCGCGACATCGTGGTGAGTGGCCGCAACCTGCGCAACGTCTGGACGATCGCCACAGCCCCGTATGCCGAGGCGCACTTTGCGACCTTCCCGCCGCTGTTGGCTGAGCGCTGCATCCGTGCCGGCACCAGCGAGCGGGGCTGCTGCGCGGCCTGCGGGGCGCCGTGGGTGAGGGAAATAGCATCCGACAGCGCCGCTAATAGCCGCAACGAGAGGATCGCTGATTATGACGTTGGTGGCCTAGCGAAAGGCTCGTCTGCTGATCGTGTCAGGCGCCTGGATGGCAAGAACTATGAGCATGTCCGCAGAGTTACAGGCGGCTGGGCTGCCTCCTGCGCGTGCGGTGCCGAGACGCAGCCGTGTGTGGTGCTGGATTGCTTTTCGGGAGCCGGAACGACCGCATTGGTTGCGGATCGCCTCGGCCGGCACGCGATCGGCATCGACCTGAGCCACCAGTACGTCGAGATGAGCCGCGCGAGGCTCGAGGCAGACTGCCCGCTGTTCACCTCGTGGGCGCCGGCGGAAGACCCGGAAGAAGCGCGGATGCGTGACCTGTTCCAAGACATGGCGGCGGACTGAGCGATGGATATCGGCTTTGTCTTCTGGTTGCTGATGCTGCTGGCGATCATCTTTCACGTTGGGGGATACTGGGGTCCGTATGCGGGGAACCCCGGCTATGTCCGTTTCAACGGCATCTGGCTGTTCATCCTCCTGTTCATTCTGGGATGGCGCGTGTTCGGGTTCATCATCCGTGGCTGATGTGGACACGCGAGAACTTGACCGGCGGCTGCTGCACCTGGAGTTGGTGGTGTCGCGGCTTGCGGAGCAGGTGAAGCAGTTACTGGAGGACGTGAACGCGCTGCGTCAGGTGCGGCAGGAGGTCGGTCGAGATGTTTAGAGTGGCACTCCTTAGCGTCCTCGCCCTCGCGGCCTGTAGCCAGCCTTCGCAGCCCGCAGCGCAGGCGCCTGCACCGCCGGTGCAGAGTGCTGCCCAGAGTGCGGCTCAGAGCCAGCGGACAGAGGCGCAGGCGGCCAGCCGCGACAGCTCGGCGACGCGGGATCAGATCAAGGGCGTGCAGGGCCGGCTGGCGCGAGATGGCTTTTACCAGGGGCCGATTGATGGTGTGTGGGGACCGGCGACGGCTGCTGCGGTGAGCCGGTATCAGCATGCGCACGGTTTCGAGGAGACCGGGAAGCTCAACCGCGAGACGCTGGATAGCTTCACGCCGCCATGAACCTCGTCGCCCTCCTTGAGGCAGCTGGCTGTCCAGGCCCCCTAACTGCGATGGATGTGCTTTGTTTCGCTCTTGAGGAGGTGATTGATGAGGCTGAGGCCGGCCTCCTAAAGGATGGCCTTCTCGCTGATCGCGATAGCATCAGGGAGCGCATCCTCCATCCCGATAATCGATATCTGCTGCTGCCATGAACCTGCTGCTTCTCGTCATCATCGTTCTGGTGCTGTTTGGCGGCTTTGGCGGCTACTACGGCTACAGCAGTGGCTACTATGGCCGGGGTGGATTCGGCGGCATCGGGCTGATCCTGCTGATCCTGGTCATTGTGCTGTTGTTTGGTGGGGGCCGTATTTGGTGAGCGAGTTGCCGACGAACATCTGGGTGTTTCCCGACCTTCATGCGGCGCTGTGGAGCGATAAGCCTGATGCGGTGCGTTATGTGCGAGCTGACCTGTATGAGGCGCTGATGGAGCGGATGCGGGTTGTGCGTAGCTGGAACGAGGCGCCGTGTCTGGACCCGTTGGGGACACCGTAGGAGCTATCTATGGCGACGACGATTGGCGGCACCGTCACGAGCGTGATTCCGATCGAGTATCAGGACCAGCACGGTGCGGTGATGCCGGCTCCGGTGGGCGACACGGTCACCGTGCAGAACGACAATGGGGAGGTGATCGGCGCGAGCATCGAGGAGGATGGCCTTGGCAACAGGAGCCTGGTGTTGAGCCCGGTGCAGCCGCCGCAGGCAGGGGCGCAGGCGACCATCACGGTGAGCGACACGTTAGCGCACGGGCAGACCATCACGACGGCGCCGGAGACGTTCGAGATTGAGGCGGCGCAGCCGAACGGTCCGAACAGCATCCACCTGCGGCTGGACATGATGACAACGCGGCCGCTGCCGAGCAGGGGTGGAGCGCGGGTGACGATCAGCCGGAGCTGAGACGGTGGTTGATACCCTGACGTTCGACGAGGCTGAGGCTGTCGATATCGGAGGCGTTGACGACCCGTTGGCGGCGTTGCTGGGGAAGCCGTCGCGGTTTCACATGACGCGGACGCGTCTGACGCAGGGCGCGATGCGGATCGACTTCTGTCGCATTGCTGAGCACGACTGGCTGGCGATTGTTGTGGCGCTGGGAGATGTGACAACACCCAACCCGCAGAACCACAAGGCATATATCGCAACAGTGGATGATGGAGCAGGCACGAGTGAAGACATCAGCGTCGACATGCACGCATGGCGCAGTCGATGGCGGTGGATGAATAAGCCGTGGCCGTTCCCACCAACACCGATCGCTGATTTATACGCAACCAAGCTATTGCCACGCTTCGATGGTGCGCTGACATGTGGCACGGATTCTTACTATGGGCCTTATCACTACGAGCCGTTGGGATTGGCTGGACTTGAGCCGTATCAGCCACAGACCGGTGGTCGCGGGGATATCGGCCCGGTGACGGTATGCCAGGGGTGGTATCTGTGTCACGAGACAGATGCGCAGGGACTAGCGGATTTGTTGGCGCAGGCAGAGGGTGGTGCGACGTTCCAGTGGGATTATCATGATTCTGCGACGGGTCGGTGCATTGATCCGATTGTCGAGTATCCCACGGCCGGGTTTTATCCGGAGCAACATGGAGCGAACCCGTCGATCCCTGTTTCGCCGTATTCGCCACAGGCGAATGTGACGCTGGCCGGCCCACCAGGAACGAAGCTGAGTACGACAACTCCTGCTGGTCTGGAATGGAACTTCGTTAACAGTTCGGATACGCCACTGGTGCAGTTGCGAATACCACAGGACACGACAATTCCGGCGAGCGGCACGATCACGCTGGCAATGGACCTGGATGGCAGCCGAGGCAACACGTTGCCACTGGAACCACTCACAGTGGTGCTGTGGGATGGCACACCAACAGCAGGAGTAACAGCGAGCGTCGCGGCTGGTGCGTTGGTGTATGGGTCGTTGATGGTAATTGATTCGGCGCACATGCCTGCGTGTGAGTATGTGCCATATCTGCTGACAGGTGATCCATATTACCTAGAGATATTGCAGCAGCAGGCCGCCCACATTGTGATGGGAGGGCAGAATGCGCCAGTGCACACGGGAACGAATCGCCAGCCGCGTGACAGTGGCTGGTCAGCGCGAACACTGGCACAAGCAGCAAGGGTATCGTTGGACAACCCACCAAGTTGGTTGTTGCCACGCAGCGTATGGCAGACAGCGATTGACCGGTGGGAGCCATTGTGGCGCGCGGATACAGCAGGCGACACCAGTGAGCCCAACAGGCAAGTGTTGCGCATGCTTGCCTCTGATCCGACGAACGTCTTGTATCAGCCGTGGCAGGAAGATATCGCGCTGAATGGGTTGGCGTGGCTGGTGCTGCTGCACCCTGAGAGTGCGTGGTTGTATGATCTGCGGTGGCTGGTGCAGCAGTCAATGGCACGGCTGACTGAAGGCAGTGGTTGGCCGCCAACAGTGCCAACTTGCTACACAGCGCAGAATCGATCGGCTAGTTTTCAACCACTATTCGGGTCGTGGGTTGAGTGCTGGGCTGCGACGATGCCGACGCTGGGGATGACGGAGCCGCCGGCGACGTTATGGCTGCACGACCAGGACTATCTGGGACAGCAGGCGGCGGCGATGTCGCTGGCGTGGCAGGCGGGTGCAACAGAATGCGAGGCCGCGCTGGCGCTGCTGGCGGAGATGATGCGGCCGTGCCTGGAGGCGCGGCAGATCGGCATGCCGAGCAACTACGCGATTGCTGGGCCGACCAGTTGAGCGGATGGCCCGTGTTGGTATCGCGCTGGCAATTGCACTTTCCGTAACGGCATGCGGGCGATCATTCCGTTCCTGCGCCGCCTATATCGCAATCCTCGGGCCGACGACGATCACGCTCACATGCCCGCCGCCGGGGTTTCAGGGCACTGAGACACTTCCCACCGACGTGACGACTGAAAGGGTGACACCATGAAGACGCTGCTGCTCGCTGCGACTGCACTGCTGGGATTTACCGTGCCGTATGCTGCCAATGCCGCGCTGATCACCTCGCTCGCCCAGGAGAGCGGCAGCAATACCGTGACCGCGACGGATAACGGCACGGTCACCAACATCAACATTCCAGCCGGCACCCTGGTCACTCTGGGTGGCGGCATCTTCAACGTCGCTGGCGCCTCGTTTGAACTGTCTGCCACGTCGGTCGATCCAGCCGTGCTGTTCGGCGGCAACATCATCCAGCACTACTCGGGCAGCTTCTGCGTGTCCTCGGTGGCCGGCTGCGGCGGGAATTTCCTTAGCGGGACGTTCACCGATGCGGCGTTCGGCGCCAATGGCGGTCCCGGCCTGACGGTCCAGGTCAGCAATCCGCCGGAGAGCCTCGCGCTCACCTCCAACGTCATCCCAGCGAGTGAACTGGTCCCTCCGAGCTCGTTCAACCTGACATTCGTGAACCTGGGGCCGGCGTTGCACATCAATGGCACCACTCTCGGCGCGTTCACGGCCTCGTTCACGGGCGACGTGTCATCCTCGGCGGTGCCGGCGGGTGAACCTGCGGGGTTGGCCATCATGGGGGTTGGTCTGGTCGGGTTAGGCTGGATCGTCAGCCGGCGACGGAACGTTTCCTCCCTGCCGGCTTAACCTTCGGCGGCGGCCAGTCTCCCAAGCATGTTCCACATGGCCGCCGCTGCTTTTTCCATGCCATAGTTGGCCACATGAGAGACTTGCAGGAACTAGATCATTACCGCGAGCGTGGACGGGCTGTAGTGGAGTTCTACGGCTGGGAGGGTGACGGAACCTGCGGGGCGTTCAGGGTGCCGTCCCCCATCGATGGTGCGCCAATGGTGGTGATTGCCAGCGCCGAGGGCGGTTGGGATCACGTCAGCGTATCGCGCAAGAATCGGTGCCCGAATTGGCAGGAAATGGAGCATATCGCGCGGCTGTTCTTCCGGGACCATGAGGTGGCGATGCAGCTCCACGTCCCAGCATCGGACCACGTGAACATGCATCCGAACTGCTTGCATTGGTGGCGCCCGACAGATTGCGAGATACCGCGGCCACCAGCGATCTTTGTCGGCATCGGCGGCCAGCCGGCGCGCAATCAGGCTGAGGCTCTGGCGCGGCTGAAGGCCGATTACCCGCGATAACAGTCCTTATCGCGTATGACGGAGTTTCCAACGCATGAAAGGCGTTGTGCAGACCCCCTGGACGGACGAAGAGCGGGCGATGCTGCGTCGGCTGCGGCAGAACGGGCTGGGTGCGACGCGGATTGGCGTGATGATGGGCCGCAGCAAGAACAGCGTGGAGAAGCAGCTCCGCTATCTCGCGCTGAACCAGCCGGCGCAGCAGCCGAAGCCGAAGGGGTCGCACGACGCCGGCGGGGGCATTCGCGCCGGGCGCACCACGCTGCCGCCACTGCCGTCGCTGCAAGACTGATCGCCAAGAACCCCCCACAGGTGAGGCGAGACGGCGGACCCTCCGCGTGTTGGTAGCGAATGGCGCGCGGAGGGGACTGCCGGCACACCGGAGGCCGACCATGGGGTGTACTGGTTCGCCGCACTGATCGCGCTCGTGACCACCACCTGGGCACTGCTCGGCCTCATCGGCTGGGCCATCGTTGAGATCCTATGAGCGACAACATCAACCGGGTGCTGCGCATCCTGCCCGGCCAGACGGACATAACGACCCGCGTCAATCCGGTCGGCCCGCTGGTGGCGCGGTCCGATCTGGCCGATGCGTGGCAATTCAATACGCAGGCAGCGAGCGATTGGATCGCGCAGCAGCGGGCGCAGAGCGAGCAAATGGGGCTGTGGAACCCACAGACTGGATTGCCGACTGGGGCAGGATTGGTAAACGCCGCGGGGCAATACGGCAATGCGGTAATGATGGGCACCACGGCGCCGGGCGTGCGAGCGTTTCATGGCAGCCCGTATGACTTCGAGCGGTTCGACACCAGCCGCATCGGCTCCGGCGAGGGCGCGCAGGCTTATGGGCATGGGTTGTATTTTGCTGAGAAGGAAGGCACGGCGCGGAGTTATCGGGATCAGTTGGCTACTGCACAGACGCCTGAGGAAACTGCGGCGTGGTATCTCCATGATGCTGGTGGCGATCGGAATGCCGCCATCGCGCAGATGACCGACCACGCCGTGAATGGCGGTATTGGCGCAACTGCTGATCAGGCCGCCAACATCCGAGGCGGGTTGCAGTTGCTCAAGAGCGGCGCGGACATAACGCCGCGAGCGCCCGGCAAGATGTACGAGGTGAACATCAGGGCTGACCCGGAGCAGTTCCTGCACTGGGATAAGCCGCTCAGCGAGCAGAGCCAGTATGTGCAGGATGCGATCAAGAGAGCCGGGCTGAAACCAACCGAACCGGAATTGGGAAGCTTTGGAGGCGTTCCTGTGAGAGGCGCCCCACGTTGGGCTGACACACCAGAGGCGGCGCTGGCGCTGCTCAATGCCGGGATCCCCGGCATCCGCTACCTCGACCAAGGCTCGCGCGGCACCGGCCAAGGTACCCACAACTACGTGGTGTTCGACGCCAACACCATCGACATCCTGCGCAAGTACGGCCTCGCCGGCCTGATGCTCGGCGCTGGCGGCGCAGCAGCCGGTCCGCAGCAACAGAGCCAATGAGCGACACAGCATACCGCACCGTCGATCCAGACGATGAGCCGGACGCCATCAGCCGCACCCGTGGCGCTGACGACGAAGCCTATCCGCGCGACCTCGACGAGCAGCACAAGCAACTGGTCCGTTGGTTCGAGGAAAGCGAACTCGCCCGCCAGGACGAAATCCGGCTCGCCGAACGTGACCGCGAGTACTACGATCATTCACAATGGACCAAGGAGGAGATGGACGCCCTCAAGGCCCGCGGCCAGCCTCCCGTGGTCATCAATAAGATCCACGATAAGGTCTCGCTGCTCTGCGGCATGGAAAGGAAAGCGAGAACTGATCCGAAGGCGTTCGCCCGCACACCGGCCGAGGAGGACCGCGCCGACGCCGCCACCCAGGCGCTCCGCTATATCAGCGATGACAACAACTTCAGCCTCGTGCGCAGCGCTGTGTTCGAGAACATGCTCATCGAGGGCGCCGGCGGTGCGGAATTGGAATTAGAGGACGACGGCAAGGGCGGCGCGGATATCCGCATAACCCACGTCCCTTGGGACCGCATTTGGTACGACCCGCACAGCCGCACCATGGACTTTAGTGACGCCCGCTATAAGGGCCTCGTCATATGGATGGACCGCGATCAGGTCGAGGAATTGTATCCGGACGCCGACGATGTGGTGGAAGCGACGTTCAGCAGCGTTGATTTCTACTACAACGACAGACCCGAGACCGTGAACTGGACCGACAACCGCCGCCGCCGCGTGCGCGTCGTTCAATGCCACTGGGCAGACAAAGGCATCTGGTGGCGCGCGACATTCACCAAGAACGGCATGCTGGCCAATCCGGAGCGCTCGCGGTTCAAGGACAAGCGAGGCAAGAGCGCCTGCGGGCTGCGGCTTCGCAGTGCCTACATCAACCGCGAGAACCAGCGCTATGGCATGGTGCGCGGCCTCATCAGTATTCAGGACGAAATTAACAAGCGGCGCTCGAAGGCGCTCCACCTCGTCAACGTGCATCAGGTGATCGCCGAGCAGGGCGCGGTGCAGGACGTCGATAAGGCCCGCCGCGAAGTCGCCAAGCCGGACGGGTACGTGGAGATCATGCCCGGCCTCAAGTTTGAGATCGTGCCCAGCGGCGAGTTGGCACAGAGCCAGTTCCAACTCCTGCAACATGCCACGGCCGAGATGCAGCTTTCTGGGCCTAATGCGGCAATGTCTGGCACCGACCCGCGCGAATTGAGCGGGCGCGCGATCCTGGCGCAGCAGGCAGGTGGGGCGGCACAGAATGAGCCGCTCGCCGATGCGCTGCGCTACTGGTCGCGCGAGGTCTATGAGGTGGCCTGGATGGCTGCGCGGGAATACTGGACCGGCGGCAAGTGGGTGCGCGTGACCGATGATCTGAATGACACGAAATGGATCGGCGTCAACCGGCCGATCAGGGTGATGGATCGTCTCGCGGCCTTGCCGGAACAGCAGCGCGCCATGGCAATGCAGCAGATGCAACTCATGCCAGGCGATCCGCGGCTGCAACAGGTCATCGGCATCGAGAACGACATCACGGACCTAGACGTGGATATCACCGTCGAGGAGGGCATGGATATTCCAAGCCTCCAGCAGGAGACGTTCCAGACATTGGTGCAGTTGGCAGGAATGCAGCCTGGATTGATACCGGGTGACGTGCTGATTGCGGCGTCAGGACTGCGCGACAAAGATATGTTGCTCGAGCGCATGAAGGAGCACCAGCAACAACAGGCGCAGGTGCAGCAGAAGGCTGGCGCACTCGCCACACAGCACGCCCAGGCCGACATTCAGAGCAAGCAGGCCAAGGCGGCGGCTGACATGGCACTGGCGCAGGAGCGCAAGGTCAACGCCGTGCGCCAGGTTCACGACGTGCATGCGGATTTCAGTGCACCGCCGTATGGGCAACCGAACGTGGCGCCAGACAACCCGCCTGGCGTGCAACCAATGCAGCCGCCTGATCCTGAGCAGATGACGCCAGACATGGCGATGGCCCACCAGATGGCGGACCTGGCCAAGAAACAGGCCGACATCCGCAACACA